AGCTGAATGCAGAGATGTAGATCAAGAGTACACAGTTGTTGGTATTGATAAAGATCTTTTACAAATACCTGGAACACACTACAACTTTGTAAAGAAGGAGCTAACAGAGGTAAGTGAAGACACTGCTGACCTTAATCTTATGCTACAGTGCCTAACTGGTGACAGGTCTGACAATATACCTGGAATTAAAGGGATTGGTCCTAAGAAAGCAGAAAAGCTTCTTAAAGGAGTTCCTATGCATCGTAGATGGAATAGGGTAAGGGCTGCTTGGAGAGCTAATGCAGCAGGTGATCCTGAAATATCTAAACGTCTATTGACAATGCTAACATCATGGGAAGAACTTGATGACATTAAAAAACAAATTGAAGAGTATAAGTCGAAAAAGCAAGCGTCAGTTCATAGGAATATTGAAGACTGACATAGGGTGTACTGATTGTGGTTATGATAAACATCCAGATGCTTTAGCCTTCGACCATCTACCTAAGTATGAAAAACTTCACAATGTATCTCGAATGATATCTTCCGATAAAGATATCGGTGACATTCTTAATGAAGTCTTTAAAACAGAAGTGGTGTGCCATAACTGTCATGCTATCAGAACAGCAGAGAGGCGTGATGGAAAACCTATTCCAAATAAAACCACTGTCAGCCAACAGGATGTTTGTCAGGAAAGGCAGGACAACCTACAAGACAGCTGACTACAAGAGGTTTCAAGAGGATATGGCAGTGATACTAATGGATCAGACATGGGATTTTAAAAGTAATCCTGTCCACTTCATTGTGTACGCTGGCTTATCTAACAAAGCTTCTGACCTAGATAATATAATTAAACCTTTACTTGATACCTATCAAAATATATTCGAGGAGTTCAATGATAAAACGGTACAAGGAATCATCCTTCAAAGAGACAGAGTTAAACGAGGAGGAGAATACCTCTGGGTTCGAGTTGAAAAAGCAGAAGAACTTGAAGTGGGCCTCCAAGCATTCAAAGACTCGGATAAAAAAGAATCGTAATCGTGACATGAAAATCGAAAGGGATTACTGGTGAAAACTAATTGTGAAAATTGTGGAAGCTCTGATGCTAACCATGTATACAATGATGATAACCCAAGAAGCCACTGCTTTTCATGTGGAATAACAGTGTTTTTAAACGAAAGAAAACCAATGGAACTTATAGAAGATACCGATTTCCTTATGAACTCATCGATGATAGATGAGATCAATACATACAGAAGCTATCCAATGACTAGTCGTGGAATATCTCAAGATGTGGTTGACCATTTTAATGTTAAGATGTCTGTAGACATCAATGGGAAACCTCAATCACATTTCTATCCCTACACTATCAATGGAGAACTGTCTGCATACAAAGAGCGTAAGCTCCCTAAAGAGTTTCGTACTCATGGAGACTTCAAAAATGTCGAACTATTCGGACAACAACAATCAACATCAGGATTTACGCTGGTCATCTGTGAAGGAGAAATCGACGCACTTAGTGTCGCGCAGGCCTACAAAGAAAAATACGGTAGAACCTATTCTGTGGTCGCTGTACCTTCTTCATCTTCTACCTCTTGCGCTCTGGCTCAACGGGATTGGATAAACTCATTCAAGACTGTCGTAATAATGATGGATCAGGATGAAGCTGGTAAAAAGATGTCTGACTTCCTTGGTAAGATGATTAAACCAGGCAAGGCTAAAGTCGCAAAGCTACCAGAGAATGACGCTAATGCCACACTACTTAAGCATGGTTGGAAGACCTTACTAGAGTGTGTGTGGAATGCACAGAGTTGGAACCCCTCAGGTATCGTCACAGGCAAACCTATCTGGGATCAATTCATTCAACGACAGAATGTAGAGTGTGTACCCTACCCTGTTTGTTTGAGTGGTTTAAACGATAAACTAAAGGGAATTAGACATGGTGAGATTACTCTATTCACTTCTGGAACTGGCAGTGGTAAGTCTACTATTATCAAAGAGATTATCTTGGATCTTCTCTCAAAAACAAAAGATCGCGTGGGGCTTATCAGTCTGGAAGAAAGCGTTGGAGATACGGCAGAGAAGTTCATTGGAATGGTACTCAAAAAGTCGCTTAATGAAGACACACCTCCGGATGAAAACGAACTTAGACAAGGCTTTGAACAAGTATTTGGAGATGAAAGACTCGTCCTCCTTGACCACCAAGGATCAGTCGGAGATGACAGCCTCATCGACAAAATCGAATACATGGCCCTCATGGGTTGTAAATATCTGGTCCTCGACCACATCACAATCGCTGTCTCAGAAGGAAGTGACGGTCTATCGGGTAATGAAGCCATCGACAAGTTCATGTCCGACCTCCTCAAAATCGTCAAGCGACACAACATCTGGCTAGGTTTGATCTCTCACCTTCGTAAAGCACAAGGTGGTAAGGCGTTCGAGGATGGTAACATTGCATCCATCGATGACATCAAGGGCTCTGGTTCTATCAAACAGATATCCTTTGACATCATTGCATTCTCTAGGAACCTCACAGCATCTGATGAATACGAACGCAACACTGTTAACTTCAGGGTTCTTAAGTCTAGGTTCACAGGTAAGACGGGTGATGCTGGTGCTGCAACATATGATGCACAGACTACCCGACTTCAGAATAAAGAGGTTGGTTTTGATTACATAACTACATAGGAGAATACATGTCAGCACTCCAAGAGATAGTTGATTACCTTGTCGAAAGGGTAGATGGTGTGAGTCCCGCACGTCGAAGACCCCACCTTGCTGGGCTCTTGATGAGATTGTCTGGAAACTATAATGAACGTATGGAAGGGTACGTTGTTAAGAGTATCTCCATACTTCAAATGCAATTCACTAAGGATACCAGCTCAAGCCCAGCTGGTACAACCACACTCACTAATGCATCTAGTAAGATAGGTCAGAGTGTGGGTAAAGAACTAGATAGAGAGCCCCTTCCCTGGGGCTCTGTAGTGTCCATAGGAGACCTGTTCATAGAAGCCCTATACAACCTGGGGTTTATCGACTTGTCCTATGCTAAGACCCGTAACAGCTGCCATGTGGTGTCTGCATCTCATAGATGGTATGAGTTAGGTGTGATACCTGAGAGAGGTGGGAGTTTCCCCTTAGCCTCTACCAGTATCATACGACCGAAAGATATATCTGGTATGATACAACAGATCAATGGAGTACACAGGCCAGTGATCAAAGGTAGGGTGGAGGGTGATCCAATAGACCCCTATGCACCTTGGGTACAAGCCCTTAACAAACTTCAGCAGACTGCTTGGAAGATAAACAAACCAGTCTACAATGCAATGATTGAGAACAAAGAGTTGTTCCTATCTACTGATCCTATCAAGGACAATGATGCTAAAGAACTCAAGCGTAGGAGTAAGATGGTTGAGTGGGCATTCATATCAGAGAAGGCACGTAAGCTATCAGAGCTAGATGCTTTCTATCAGTACCTGGATGTAGACTATCGTGGTAGGTTCTACTACTGTGAGAGCTTTATGAACTTCCAAGGATCTGATCTAGCTAGGGGCTTGTTTAAGTTCCAACACTCAAAGCCCATGACTGAGAGTGGGTTACAGTGGTTAGCTATACATACAGCGTCTGTCTTCAACATGTCCTACAACATCGATGAGATACCTGATTGGTGTACATCTGATTACAAAGAACACCTTGAGAGTGAAGGGTTAGACAACATCTCTGTTGACAAGATGACCCTAGAAGATCGTATCATCTGGACCAATGAGTACATGGATGAGATCATAGAGGCTGGTAAGAACTTACAGTTCTCTGGTCAAGCTGAGAAGAAAGTATCCTTCCTTGCTGCTTGTGTTGAGTGGTATGAATTTGATTGTGCTTACAGAGACAATCGTATCCACATGACTAGCCTACCTATCCCTATTGATGGGAGTAACAATGGTTGGCAACACCTAGGAGCAATCTCTAAGGACGAACAAACTGGTGAGTTGGTTGGTCTAATACCCTCAGAGATACAAAAAGACTTCTATGTGCAGACAGCTAAAGAAATGATTAATCTGTGTAAAGATGATAGACTTAATGGGATACTGTCTAGTATGCCTATGAAGAGTATACGTAAGGGTATATCTAAGCGTGGCTCCATGACTAGGGCATACTCAGCAGGCTCTAAGAAGATCGCTGAGAACATGTTCTTCGATTGTAAGTCAGAGGACTACCACACAGAGTATGATATCACACAGGACGACTGTACTAAGCTATCTAAACTGCTGATCAAAGCAATTGATAAGGTATGTCCAGGACCACTATCTACTATGAGTTACCTACAGAACCTAGCTATGTATCAATTAGGTACACACATAAAGGTAGACTCAGATGGATACGAAGCCAACACTGAATATCGTAGCCTGTCTAAGATACGTGATACATTAATGAAGAAGAACTTCAAGACTGATGAAGATCTCTATGAGCTTAACGATGTTGTGGTTAAACTTAAACAGTTCACCACAAGTCTAAAGCATGGTAAGGGTAAGGATAAGGTTGAATGGAGTACACCATCAGGGTTCCATGTGATCTATGAGAAATGGATTATGCAAGATAGGAAAGCTAGGGGACGCATCAAAGGCTATGGAAATAAGACAGGTCAGGTTACACACGTAGCCCTTGTACCTACACGTATGCCAGACAGGAGAGGTTTCATCTGTGGTATGTCACCTAACTACATACACTCTATGGATGCTAGTCATATGGCTTTGGTTATCTCTGAGTGGGATGGTTCCTTTGCAGCTGTGCATGATAGCTTCAGTACTCATGCCTGTGATGTAGATAAACTACTCGACCTAACCAAACAAGTATTCATACGCATGTACGACTACGATAATTACTTTGAGGTTATACGTAACTTCATTACAGATGCTGAAGATGATGTGGAACAACCTACATTGGGCAGCTTAGATATAAAGGAGATTGAAAACAGTGACTACTTCTTCGCGTAAATCATATAATCATTTAGCACTACGAGGTGTTCAAGTAGATGACGATGAGTTCATCTCTGATTGGAACACTAACCCACTAACAAAGACATCTTTAGATTTAGAGCTGGCTTATACAAAGGATCTTATGCCACGTGTCATGGACATTGGTATTGCAGAAGATCTAGAGGGTGGTGTGATCAATGATAAAGAAGCACGACAGCGTAAGCAAGACCAAATGAAAGAGTACCGAGAGCTCCTTGCAAAGAAAGGTATGCTTAAATAAAATTAAAAGGCCCCCAGGAAAACCGTAATGGTTCTCTTGGGGGCCTTATTTTTTTTTAGTGTGCGTAGTATTGCAGTGGAATACGTCTACCGCTTTCGGTTTTGTATCCATTCATAAGCAGCTCTTTTTTAAGGGCTGACTTGTTGCTGTTAGTTCTTTTAATAACATCTGGCAACCTAGAATGTAGGTTTAACTCATTCCGAAGAAGACCCTTAAAGGTCTTGAGCTGATTGACAGTAGGTTCAGATGGTGGGTTGTATGGGTCATAACCTACCTTCTTCATCTCCGCAGCCATTACCCTAGACATTCTAATACTCTCTTCCCGCTGTTCCTCTTTTGTCCTGACCTTCCCAGCAGTACCTGCTAGTTTACTCATGCGTCCCCAGAGATTAGCCATGTACATATTACCACTGGCAGCAGGGGACACCTTAAGCATCCAATCCATATAGACCTTCTCATTATCTGTGAGCTTGTCATCAGGCTTCCTACCTTTCATTTTCTCTTCAAAACGTTTAGTAGCCTCAGTCAGGGAGTTACGTGCCTGTTCTAGGTAGCTCCAGTCAAGGGTTGCTTTCATCCAGTTGAGGTTAATCTCTTCTAGGAATACATCATAACCATTAGCGTCTACTTTAAAAGCGTCATAGATAGTTAAAAGGAATGGGTTCCCATTGGATGCCCTACCTGCCCTGTCCCAAGACTTACCATAGGCAGTCATTGCTACAGTGGCAGCATCAACAGCTTGAATAGGGGCAACAACAGATCCACCATAAGCAAACTCACCAGGGGTGCCTTCAATGGTACCATCTGGGTTTGTCCTATTACGAGTAGCAGCAGCCGTAGTCTCAGTTTCATAGTGTGCAACAGTTGTCTTAACCATCTCACCAGTTTCAGGAGATCTACTCTGATAGGTACTTTTAGATGCTGCATCATAACCTGTAGAGGATTCACCACCAATATGAATGTCCATACCTGTTGGACCCTTAATGATGAAAGGCTCATTCATAGCAGCGTGAAGCGCAGCAGCAGCCCTCATAATAGATCTCGATTCTATTGAATCAGCAGTCATTACACCTTCAAGAGATCCTTTGTATTTTTCTAAAAGAACCTTAGCTAAATCCCTACGTGACATGGCAGAGTCTATGATAGAAAGACTGGGGCCATAAGAACTTTCAGGATTTTGCATTAGTTTTTCATTTAAAACTTCCAACACTTCTTCAATGTCAGTCACAAAACTTTCTATCTCCTTACCATAACCATAGGTCATGATAGTCAACTTAGCTAACTCCCTATCTCTAAATACAGCACGGGCAACATCATTCAGTTGTGGAAATAGATCCTCACTGATGTTCTTCCATCCACTTTCTATGCTCTGCTCAGCTAATCCCATAAGCTTATCGCGGATGTCACCATCATCTAAGAGTGTTGACCTGTTACCTCTTGCTCTGAGAACACCAGTTAAAAATGCTGTATCTATCTCACCCATCTGCATACCCTGACTTGCAGGACCATTAGTCTTACCATCCATGTAAGCATTTACATAGCTAATAAACTGTTTATCTTTAGGGTAGTTTCTTTTAAAGTCAACATACTTAGAGAAGTCTATTAGCGTATCCATTAGCAGTAGACCATCTTCCCCCTTGTCCTTAATCATTTTAATGATCATACTGTCGTAATCATTATTTGGATCAAGACTAAGTTGATTAAACTGTGGGAACTGTGGAGAGTCTAGGGGAACACTATTAGCGATAGCCTCAGACACAGCTTCATACTGTGCATCAGTCATCTCCAGTGCTTGTTCAAGCCGCTTACCATAACCATATAGCTCAGACTCCCTAGACTTGAGCATCACTTCCCTTTGGGTAGGTAAGAAGGTATCACCAGCATCTGTAATCGTATTACCTTGCGAGTCTTTAACTTTAGACAACAGGATCATAGCATACATCTGACGCAGGTTCTTCTCTTGCCTGTTCCCAGGCCTAATGATAGATGGGTTAGGTGATCTTGTAGCAAACCTAACAGCCTTAGATGTCACTGGGTTAAAGTAGGATTGCTGAGGTGTCAACCTTCCTTGGAAACCTTGAACATTATAGGTAAGGTAGTTAATACCCTTGCGCTCCTGTGCTAGTGACTGTACTTCCTGTGCGAGTTTATCAAACAAGTTGTTGATATTTTCATCTGGGCTATAGAGTTCTTCCCTAAGCTCTGGATTGTTTGCAAGCTTACGCTGCTGCATCTTAGCAGCCGCATTGAATTTATCCATCCTAGACTGACCAACATTGTTGATTTCAGCTTGCCAAGTCTCATGATTATTGGTTGCTAGTGTAGCCAAGACCGTAGAGTACAGAATTTTCATGCGCTGTTTATCAACCACATGTCCAACCTGACCTAGGTTATTAATAGCTTTGTTTATTATTCGGCCCATCTCCTGACCAGACTCACCACCAGACACTGCTCGAACTACGTTCTTACCAACATCAGTATCAGCCATTTGATTAGGTACTTTCTGAGGGCGTACTATCTGACGGGGGAAGATCTTTTTACGATCAAGCTCACCCTCTTTAATAGCGGCTTCACCTTCTGCAGTTAGACCATACACTATCTGACGGGT